GCAGATTTATACGACATTGAGTATAAAGGGCAACGTGTTGGAAATATGGCTAATGATGATTTAGAGATTAAAGTAATCTTTGATGATTCAATCTTACAAGACCGACAAACAAACATTAATGAGGGAATTGTATTAGTAAATAACGGTTTAATGTCTAAATTAACTTATATGGAAAAGGTGCTAGGGATGACGGGAGAAGAAGCACTTAAAGAAATAGAAAAAATAAAAAAAGAAAATCAAATAAATACAATAGCGGTTGATGATTTCGCTCTTGGCGGTGAAGAATAGTGGCAATGATAACGCGCCAACAAATATTAGAAATAAGTGAACCGTTTGAGGAAATGTATAGCGGTATAACTAATCAAATTCTAATAATGATGGCTGAATACATTGGTAAAGATATTGACGAGCCGATTGAGGTTTGGCAACAAAAAAGGATCCAAGAAATTAATTTATTGTTAAAACATACGCAAAGTATTATAAGCAGTGGCAGATATCTAAGCACTACTAATAACACGTTAAATACCGTTATAGATAAAACTTTGGAGGATATAGAACCAAAATTACAAGAAGCATCTAAAAACGGTCTATTAAAGAAAACAACCGCTTATACAGCTAGCTTAAGCATCAATGAACTTAAGAAAAATATGAAAGAAGATTTCTTAATAACATTTAATACAATGGGTAATACCATGCAAAGTATGATACTGCAATCATTTAATAAAGCAGTAAATAATGTTGTTTCTGCATATAACGCAAGAAGAAATGAGATATTAGACGATGCTGCAGAAAAGATAATGCATAGAGAAACAATGCAAAATGCTGTTGCAAGTGCAATAAGGCAAATAGCTAAAGAAAATATACCTGCATTTATAGATAAAGCAGGAAGAAAATGGACGGCCGAAGCCTATGCGAATATGTATGTACGAACAAATGTTCACAACATGAGTATAGATACGGTTGTAAAAAGAAATGAAGATTATGGAAACGATTTATTTATTGTTTCTAAGCATAGCGGTGCAAGACCCAAATGCGCTCCGTGGCAAGGGAAGATAGTTTCAAAAAACAATAGAAAAGGAACAACAACCGATGCGAACGGTAAAAAAGTAAGTTTTATAGCTTTGTCAAGTACAAGTTACGGGCAGGCAGATGGATTGCTTGGTATTAACTGCGGGCATCAGCTGTATCCGTTTATACCTAAACAATCGATTAATAAAGTTAAGCCTTTATCAAAGGAGCAGGAAAGAGAAAATAAACGTATATATGAAGAAAGCCAACGGCAGCGTGCTATTGAACGCGAAATCCGCGCATCAAAGACACAAGAGGAAATGTATAGAAAAGCGGGCTTAAGAGATGAAGCTGATAAGCAAAAAACTGTAACAAGTCAAAGACAAGCTAAAATGAGACAGTTTATAAATGAAACGGGTCGAACACGACGATATGATCGCGAACAAATCGTTAAATAATGATAAAAAAACAGGAGGGTAAACAATGGATTGCAAACATGAATTTATGGGCTATAAAGATGGAGTAACATGCCTTAAATGTGGTTTAAAAATGGGAGTGCAAGAATACCATGATTTTTTACAACAAAAAGAAGTAAAAGAACTTAAGAAGCCATCTTCAAGAAGAAAAGGAGCTAAATAATGAATCCATATCAAGATTTAACATCATATTTAAAAATCGTATATCAAAATTTAGGAACTCTGCATCATAATTTAGTAGGCAAGAGTTTTTTTGTTATCCATCCATTATTGGGTGAATGGTACAACGAAATCGGTGAAATGACGGATGATTTAATTGAACGAGGTATTCCGTTAGGGTTTGCTGAACCGTCTATTAAAGACGCGGTTTTAGCTTACACAAATGATTTACTTGGCGTTGAGAACAGGGAATGTGAAGATACAATCATTCTTGCAAAAGATAATTTCATTAATATTGTTGAAAAAATGACAACTGCTAAAGACGGTTTACCCGTTGATGTTCAAAATAAGATTGATGAATATATTTATTATTTGCGTAAAGAAGCAGATTACAAAATGGGGCAGTATCTTGGTGGCATGAAGAACACAGCGACAGTTGATATTGATGATGATTAAATAATTAGCATCTAAGAGTGCTTTTTATATTTTAGGACGTTTTATACGTCCTTTTATTTTGCCCTCGTCTATCGGCGTTAAATGTAGGCTTTCGGTTACGTCTGCATCCGTTAAATGTAGGCACACGTTATTTATTAGTTTAAACGCAGGAGGAAGAATAATGCCAAAACTAACAAGAAAAAGTGTACGTAGTGAAATTGTTAAGGCTGGAGTAAGTGAAGATAAAGCCAATGAATTACTAGAAAGTATTATGTCTATGTATGGAGCTAGCACTGCTGACATGGTTTCTAAAGAAGATTTGGAAGAACTTAAGCAAGAAGCGGTCAATGAAGCTATGAAAAACACACCTAAAGACTACAAAGAAAGTCAAGATTACAAAGATTTATTAGGAAAAGTACAAGAGTACGAAAAGAAAGACACTATCCGAACATTAACGGATAAAGGAGTTAAAAGCGACAAGTACGCGGAAATGCTCTTGGAAAGATTAGACAAAGAAAAAGACATTGATGAACAGCTTACGGCTTTTAAAGAGGAATATGCCGATATGTTCAATGTCGAACAACAAGAAGAGCCAAAACCTCAATTTGGAGCACAGCCAAAAGGCACTATGCCAAGTGGCAAAGAAGCACAAACGTTTGGGGATTTTTGGAGTTTTATGCCAAAAGAAAAGTAGGAGGAATTAATATATGGCAGATTTTGTGCAAACACCTTTAAATTATGCAGTTGACTACGCTAGAACACTAGCCAACGCTTATCCTTATTTATCATATTTTCCAGAGTTATGGGCAGGACCGAACAATGAAAAATATAAACCAGTAAACGGGAAAACAGTAATGATCCCATCGATGACAGTTTCGGGGGCTAAAGCAGTTAACCGTGACAGTATCGACGGTAAATTTAATCGTAATTTCAATACTGAAATGCAACCCGTTACAATGATGATGGACAGAGAATGGGATACATTAGTTGATCCAATGGACATCAAGGAAACAAATCAAGTGGCTACTATTGCCAATGTAACAGAAACATTTAACCAATTCCAAAAAGTGCCAGAAATGGATGCATACATGGCTTCTAAATTATCATCATATGCACAATCTTTCGGTACAGTAGATACAACTGTGTTAGATAAAGATACTATTTTAGAAACATGGGATGGATATTTAGCGTATATGGTTAACCAACGTATCAACCGTGATAGATTGGTAGCGTATATGACACCAGATGCGTATAAACTTTTAAAAGAAGCAGCGGGTATTACACGTTTTATCGATGCAGGCACTGGAATTAGAAATGTAGACCGAAATGTCGGGAAATTAGACGGAGTATTAATTCGAGAAGTACCAAAAGATATTATGCAAACAGCGTTTGACTTTACAGTAGGATGGAAAGTTGAATCGAGCGCAAAAACTATTAATATGTTGTTAGTAGACCCTATGGCAATGATTGCTCCAGTAGTCTATGAAGTAGCTATGATGAGCGCACCAACTGCACAATCTAAAGGGAAATGGCTATATTATGAAAGATACTACTACGATGTATTTGCATTAGATAAACGTAGAGTAGGTATCTTAGCAAATATCACTACACCAACTCTTGGAACATTTGAAGTTACGTCAACTGCTGGAGCTGAAACTAATCAAACAAATGTAGCAGTTACTGCTAAACCAATTCTTGGACAAAAATTAGTGTATAAAGTAGCTTCTAGCGCTTCAACACCTACATACGGACAAGATTTATCTAGCGGATGGACTGATTTACCAGCTGATGGCGTAGTAACAGTCGCAGGATCAGAAACGAATATCACTGTTGCATTAGTTAATACAACTAAAGCGAATGGAGCTTTCGCGGTTTCAAGTGGTAATGCTACGATCGTTAAAAACGGCGGATAAGGGGTGATTGTATGGCATATATAAAATATGCTGATTTTACACAATTTTACGGCAGTGATTTGATGGATGAAGAAACGTTCAACAGTCTCGTTAATCCAGCATGTTCTAAAATTGATGAAATAACCCGTTTTAAGGTCGCTGAAGAGGGTTTAAACTCTTTAGCACCTTTTATTCAAGAATTGTTTAAACGTGCGTGCATGGCTCAATGTGCGTACTATGGCTATTACGGTTTAGAAGTAGCCTATACTGGTGTGGCTGGGCAAGGCTTTACGGTTGGCAAAGTAAGTGTGGACAGCACTTATCAGTCAAAAGAAAGCGCAGGAAGAAATTACAATTCATTAAGCCCCGAAGCGGTAAGTCTGCTTGAACAAACTGGGCTGTTAAATAGGAGTGTTGGAGTATTCTCAGACCCATCCCTAAACGTATTCTGGCCGATATAGCCACATTAAAAGTAATTACCAGTATAAACGAATGGCAAAAGCCCGTTATGCAGTCTTATGATTTAAAATTTGTACATATGCAAAACACAAACGAAGTACGAAGAACAACAGATAACACCGAGGTCGTTCTTCGCTCAATATTATATTACGATTGTAGGTTGTCTAAGCCGAATTTAAACTTATGGGTATTAAATAACCAATCACTTGGAAACGGCGCTAGAATGAGTATTATTTATCAAGAACAGACATATACTGTTCAAACTTGCGATTTAGTACCCGATGATACTGGCAAACCGCATCATTATGAACTTGGATTAGTTTAGTGAGCGTTAAAGTTACATTAAATAAACGAAGAGTTCTAAAAAGAATTACAAGCGGTGCCGATAATGCTAGAGCGGTGTTAACAGAACAAGTTTATCAGGACAGTGAAGAATATACCCCGCGTGATAAAGGGAAGCTTATAGAAACGGCGCGAATTGATCCTAAAAATGGAACGATTACATATACCCAGCCATATGCTAAAAAGTTATGGAATGGTATAGACTATAATTTTTCTAAAGACAAAAGTGCTAAAGCCACTTATGAGTGGTGTGATGCAGCTAAAACAGACCATAACAAGGATTGGCAGAAAGTTGCTCAACAAGCATTTAAAGAGGGGATGAAATAATGGACATCGAGATTATAAACATTCTAACGGCTCTTATTAAGGCGCAGTATCAAGGGAATTTAGTTTTTGGTACAAATATACCCGATAATAGTTTGGCGCTTCTATGGCGGTCAAATCCGCAAGAAATATATATGTGCAAAGACAGTTATAATCATATGAACGTAAGGCTTAACGGAAAAAATAAAGATCAAGAGGAAATATGCAGTACACTAAACCAACTGCACTACTTTTTAAGCAAATTAAAAAGCGATCAAATTGAATTAGGCGAACATACGCAAATAATTGATATACAAACATCCTCAAGCCCAGAACTGATAGGGGTAGAGGAAAACGGTCAATGGATTTACGGATCAAGCCTTTTAATTAAATATTATATTAAATAGGAGGAAATAAAATGGCTGACGGAGATTTCAAAGCACAGGTACAAGTAGAACCAGTTTATAATTATACGGTTGCGATTGACACTACACCCGATACAACAGCGACATGGTCGCCATTATGTGCAGGTATCGAAAACTTTAGCGAATCATTAAATGAACAAGTACAACGGTTCTTTTTTATGTGCGGTAAAGGATTTGCAAATAACTATGTTACAGGAATGGCACCATCATTAACAATTACTGGGCGCAGAGTTAAAGGTGATGCAGCACAAGAGTATATCTTTGGTGTTAAATACGCTTTAATGAAAAAAAGAGAAACACAATTACAAATTTCGCAATTAGATGCAACGGGAGCAAATACGCAAACAATTACATGCAATGTAACAATTCAAAACATTGTAGAGATTAACGGAAATGCTACAGACCCGTCACAAATCAGTTTTGATTTGGCATTTAATGGAACACCAACATTAAAAAGTACGCCAGTAGGGGGATAACCCCTACTTTTTATATATATTAGGAGGATGAATCATGTATAAAATCAAAAGGAAAGAAAATTTAATTGATACTTTGCAATTTGAAAACTCTAAAGGAGAAAAACTAACAATAGAAGTAAAAATTAATATTTTGGAAAAAATTAATTCGTATCAAAAAGCGTATAGAGCGGTTGAAATTTCACAGATTGAGATACAAAAAGGCTCTAAGGATATGCGTAAACTAGGTAACGCAATCATTGATGTAATCGAGGTTGTATTTGGAGAGGACAACGGCAAAAAAATGATAACATTCTATGATGGTGATTATGCAGAATTATTAATTGATTTGTGGCCTTTTATTGTAAATAAAGTCAATCCAGCATTTATTAAGGCAAAAAAACAACGAGAAAAAGAAATAAAAGAAAATATTAAAAAGCTATGAAATTATATGATGAATTGCCGATAACAATAAAATATAATGGGCACAACTATAGAATTTTGCCTTATTTTAATAGGGTTTTATACTGTTTGGAAGTATTTAAAAATAATCTTTATAGCGATGAAGAAAAAATTCATATTTGTTATAAGGTGCT